AGTGAAGAAGATATGAGAGTTAAACTAAGAGAGTTACCTAAACTAATAAACATAGTACATACTAACCTACATAAACAAGCTAGTTATAATGCTAACCTTATAAAGAATAACTTATCGAAGGTCTGAAAGCACATAGGTTGTTATGTTAATGATAGCAGATATAACTAACAGTCCTAATGGAGAAGTTATAAATGGTAGAGCTGATGATGTATCTGCATTTCAATTACAGAAGAACTTTGACTTTCAAGTACCAATGGAAAGACTACAAGATATACAGAAGAACTTATCAAGTGCTTTCTTAATGAATGAGTCTGTTACTAGAGATGCAGAGAGAGTTACTGCGCAAGAGATTAGATTTATGGCTCAAGAGTTAGAGTCTAGCTCATTATCTGGTGTATATTCTAAGCTATCTAAGAAGGTTTCTAAGCGTATAGTACAATGGGTTATGCAAGAGTTGAAGATAGACTTTAAAGCAGTATCTATCAATGTTATAACTGGACTAGATGCACTAGGAAGAAACCAAGAGTCTCAGAAATTAGATGCATTAGTTACTAGAATGGCTCAAATGGGTTATCAGGCTTATATAAATGAGCATGAGCTTATACAGAGATATGCTGCTGGAGAAGGAATAGATGTAACTGGCTTAATAAAGACACCTTCAGAGGTTAAAGCACAACAACAAGCACAACAACAACAACAGAATGAACAACTAGGTGCAGATGCTCTAATGGAATCTGCTGGTAAAACTGCTGGAAGTTTATGATATACTTCTTAATCAAAAAACAAAGGATATAAAATGGCTCGTATAAATAACGTACCATCTGTAGTAGATGGAGAAATAGTACCAAAGAAAGAATTCTACACATTCACAAGACTGGAGTATGATGAATACTCAAAAGAAAAAGGTACTGTGATGGGAAGAAAGGATGGTCAGAAGACTACATTATCTACTCAGGAACTTAGAGTTTTGATTAATGATAACTGGACAGCACAAGAGGTAAAAGATAAACATGGTCTTAGTGATGATGAGTTAAAACAAGTAGTATTTAAGCTGTCAAAGGAAGAGCAAAGAGATAAGCCTATTAAGTTTGGAAGAAGTTAATTATGGAAAACATCAACGTAGACAGCATTGAACCTAGTGTTGAAGTAGATGGTGGTAACTTACCGTCTGCTGTTGAGGAAACCAAGAATACTCTTGATGGATTTAAGATTACTGATGAGATACAAGCTAAGTATTTCAAAGAAGGTAAGCTATATGGTAGATTTGACAACATATCTGGTATGGCAGAAGCATTAAAGTCTGTTGAAGATAAATACTCTGCTACTATGAGAGATATTAAGAGTGGTAAGTATCAAGAGGTAGCTGAAGTAGTACCTGAACCAGTGGATGTTATGGTTACAGCTAAGCCACTTATAGATAAGTTTGTACAGAATGGTATGGTTCTTACTGATGAGATACTTGAAGAAGCTAAAGCTAGTGGACTAGACATAAGAGATGTTAAGTTAGCTGCAATAGAGATGAAAGAAGCTATTGGCAAAGCTCATAGCTATGTAGGTGGTGCTGAAGAGTACAACTCTATGGTTGCTTGGGCTAAAGAAAGCTTAGATGATGCTAGTAAGATTAGTTTTGATAAAGACTTATCTACAAGTATGAGTAAGTATGCTATACAAGGATTGTATGCTGAGTACAAAGCTAATAATGGTGTAGCAAATGTACAAACTCAACGCATTATGGGAGATACATCTGGAAATACTGGTGTTAAACCATATGCTAATACTAATGAGATACTAAGAGATAATGCTTATATCAACTCTCCACAAGGTCGTAATGATAGTGCTGCTAAAGCACTGTACAACAAGCGTATAGGTGTTACTCCAGACAAAGTTATCTACGGAAGATAATAGATAGGTATTGACATTCATATAATTTTAGTTATATAATGTCATCAAGTCGTTGGGTTATGCCCAGCAACCAAAACATTCTTCATGAATATTTCGTTTAAACTCTCCCTCCTTCAGAGGCAGTAGTTGAGCCAAGTATTTGCCATAGATTGTAATTTGTTGGGTTCAGAACAACGCTAAACTAAACTCAACAAAGGATTTACAATGGCATTCACAGGTGCAACTACTCCAGAAACTGGAACAACATCTACAAATACATTAACAAGAGACGTATACATTGATACATTGGCTGCATTTAAGCGTAGCTTAGTATTCTCAGAGTATATTTACAAGCAAACTATAGATGGTGGAACTGGTGGACAGTTTATCGTTGAAGGTAAAGAAGATACCACTGATGGTTCAATCACAACTTATACTTCAGGTGCACAAATTGATGTAACTAATGGTACTCAAGATGAGCGTTTAGTTAATTTAGATAGACCTTACTATGAGGCTAGAAGAATTGACAGATTTAAAGAGGCTACATCAAGATATGATGTTATTCGTATGCAGTTAAACCAAATTGGTGCTAACCTTGCTGCTAAGCGTGACCGTAAGATAGCTGCTGCTATTGAAGCTGCTTCACTTGCTACTGGTCGTGCTGGAAATGGTAACGGTACAGTTGTTGTTAATACTGCACTACCTGCTGGTGCTGCTGCTGCTGCTACTCCTGCATTTCTTGGTGACGAGATTGCTGAGTCTATCTTTGCTGCTGTTGCTGCTATTCAGTTTTCTGATGCTAATGGAGATGTATATGTTGCTTTAAACCCAACTAACTACTCATACTTAGTTCAATCAGGTAAAGCTGTTAATGCTGACTATACATCATCTAATGGTGGTTTTGACACTGGTAAAGTAATGAAGGTTGGTGGAGCTAATGTTGTAATGACTAACCACTTACCTGCAACTGCTGGTCTTATTGCATTAGCGTTTACTGCACAAGCTGCTGGTATGGTTGAGCTATGGTCTCTAAACACTGCTATTGATGAGCAAGAAGATTTCTTAGGTGCTAAGCTAGTATCTGGTTCTTGTTGTGATGGTGTAGGAGTTCTTAGACCAAACTGTGCTGTATCTATAAAAAATGTATGAGTCTAATTTAAGGCTCTAAGTATCTCCACACCATTGGAGGTTAATACAGTTATAGCTATCTCTTCGGAGGTAGTTATTAACTGCATTCATACCACATAAAGGAAATCATATGGCATATATTCAAGACGAATTTGATTCATCAAAACTACTTCTTACTGCTATCAATATATTGCTACAAGTAATAGATGAACTGCCTATAGAAAATACAGATGATTTAATTAACTCTACTACTGCTCAACTTGCAGAGATGACAATTATAGAAGTAAAGAAAGAAGTATTATCTCAAGGTTGGCACTTCAATACAGACTTAGGATATGTATTTCCTATGGATACTAATGGATATATTCCAATACCAGCAAATGTATTAGATATAGTTTCTGTATCTGGAAACATTATAATGAGAGATTGGAAGCTGTATGACAAGGATAACTATACTCATAGCTTCGAGAGTGCAGTTCCTTGTAATGTGGTTTGGAATATGGATTTTAATAGTCTTACACATCCAATCAGACATTACATAACTATTAAGGCTGCTAGAATATTTCAAGCTAGAACAATAGGAGATACAGCTCAGTTTCAATTCACTTCTAAGAACGAAGAAGATGCTTATCTAACAGCTAAGTATTCAGAAACTAGAACTGGTAAATATAATATGCTAACATCAGTATATGGTTCAACTAATTCAGGACTAAGATAATGGCTTTGGTTCATACTAATAATACTGGTATATATGCTGGTGTAAGTAAACAAGCTATTGACCTTAGACTTCCAAACCATTGTGAGGAAATGATTAACTGTTATCCATCTATACAGAATGGTACAAGAAGAAGAAATCCTACGCAACAAATATCTAGTGCTATCTTTGCTGAAGATAATCAGTTTATGCACACATATGATAGAGGACTATCTGGAGAAACATTAGAGCAGTATGCTATAACTATTGATGCTTCTAATGGTTTAAGAGTATATGATGTTTATAGTAATGAATATAGAACAGTAAGTTATAGTGGTAATGCTTTGAGATATTTAGAAAGCTCTAACCCTGAAATAGGATTTGCTGCTATCACAATTAAAGATAGTACATTTATTGTAAATAGAGATATTATACCAATAAGACAAGGAGAGTTCGCTTCTGCTGTTAATTATTCATTGCTAACAATAAACATGACTGGATACAGCAAAGTAGTAACAACAGGTTTATACCTATCTTTTCTTCCTGCATCACCAGTAACTAAAACATTAACATATCTAGCACCAGCTAGGATAAAATCATATATGTCTACATACCTAGCTACAAATGGAAGATATTGTATATCATCTATTGGAGCTACAACAACAGTCGTAGTCAATGGAATTACAGTTAAGTATACATCTAAAACAATAGACGATGGTTATAATATATATCCTGAATCTATGTCTGAATATAGAACTAACTTATCAAGCACACTATCAACTGCTCTCGGAGATGCATATAAAGTAACTGTTGATACACTCGGAGAAGTATATGTATATGATTTAAGTGGAGCAGCAATAGTTACTACTTCTTCAATATCATTTCCATCTTTAGTAGTAACTCCTCCTCCAGCATTGGCAAAACTATCAACTTGGAAATGGGTATACTCATCTGAAGACAATAATGGTTCTAATCCAATCGCTATAACTGGTGGTTCATCTACACAATTAGTTGCAGTAGAGTCTGACTACGACAAACAAGCATTTGTATGGATTAAGCAAGTATCAGTAGATACAGCTTTCCCTTATACGTTTACAGTAACCTTGAAAGAGTCTAATGGTACAACTATTAGTACAACTACATCAGCTGCTACAACTGCAAATGGTGTAGCTTCTGCAATAGCAGCTTGGGCAAATGGACTAGCAGACTTTACATCAGTTAGTGAAGGTTCTGTTGCTAAGATAACCAGAGATAGTGGAACTACTTTTGATATAGTAATATCAGACACATTTGGTAGTCAAGCATCTTCTGTGTTTAAAGGCTCAACAGATGAGATGGCAGACTTGCCTAAATCATTTCCATATAAAGATACTGTTGTAAAGATAGATGGAATTAATCGTACTGATACAAATGCTTATTGGGTTAAGTATGATGGTAACCAATGGATTGAGTGGAGAGACCCAAATATGTTGAGCTCAATAGATGCAGACAGTATGCCTCATCAGCTTACTAGAAACTCAGACTTTACATTTACTTTACAGCCAGTTGCGTGGGAAGATATAATGGTTGGAGATGAAGACAGTCAAACCATACCAGAGTTTATAGGCAATCCAATAAGAGACTTATTCTTTGTTGGAGGAAGATTTGGAATACTTACAGCCAATGGTATATCACTAAGTGAACAAGGTAATTTTCAAAACTTCTTTAGAACAACTGTGTTAAGCCTATTGGATGACTCTGCTATTAGTACATATATAGACTCTAGTAGTTCAGTTGGTTTAGAGTATGCAGTAGAGCTACAGAGTAGTATAGTTATATTTGGAGACAAGAAGCAGTTTGCACTAGATGCATCTAAGCCAATAACTCCATCTAGTATATCTATTCAACCAATATCTGGATTTGAGATTAATAAGAATGTTAAACCAATATCATCAGGAGATAGTGTATTCTTCTTGGTATCCAAGAGTGGTTACTCATCACTTATGGAAATGAATAAGACAACTATATCTATGAACATTAGAGCAAACGATGTATCATCTCATGTGCCTAACTATATAAGCTCAGACATAATGCAGATAGTATCTTCACAAAGAGATAATGTTGTATTCCTAAGAAGTAGGTCAGAAAAAGATACTATATATGTATATAAGCATTATGGTACTGAAACAGAGAAGATACAGATGGCTTGGAGTAAATGGCAGTTTGGTATGAATATAAAATCTATATTTGTATTTGATAAAAACCTATATCTATTTGGACTTAGATATGATTCTGCTGTACCACTAGATGAGTTTACATTTGCTACTGTTTGGGATGATAGCAAATACTGGATTGACGAATCATATTGGGTAGATGGAGAAGTATTAGCTACACCATCATTTGAGCTTCTTGATATAGATTCATATAATAATGATGCTTTATTTAAAGACTTGGGAATGGTAAGATATAATAGCAGTATTGAGTTATCTCAATGGTCTCTGTCTGATAAGTCTGACAAGAAAGAACTAAGAGGAAGTCTACTTATGAAGACTATACAAATATCATCTGCTGATGATAGTAATTTCTATCTGTCAGTTGAAGATAAGGAGCGTAATACAAGTCGTTTGATACCATCAGTATACACAGTAAATAGAAAGCCATTCATTAGTGGCAATAGCAAGAATATGATGCTTAGTCTTATATCTACTAATGGAGATGGTTTCCAGATAAACTCTATCTCAATAGAAGGACAATACAATGTTCGTTCAAAAAGAATTTAATTTTATAAAAGGATAAATTATGGCAGTTCAAAGTTCGTTTTATGTACCAGATGGTAGCACAAGAACATTTCCATCTACTAAGCACATAGCTACAAAACAGCATGTTGGAGTATATCTACAAAGAGCATTAGATAGTATATGGGAAACTGCATTGTCCACAAGCTATGAGTTAGTAAATAACTCTATTGTGTTTGATTCAGCAGTTGATAATGTGTTATATATACAGATAGAGATAAGAGTTGTTGATACTACTGCTG